GGTTCTTTTGGTGCCATTTATTTGGTTGTTTACAGCCAACTACGTGACCAAATTACTGGAACTGGTTCTGTTGAATATACTATTTGGGCACATTTGGAGGATGTTGATGTTCAGTATCCTACGGGTGCAAATATTTTTACTGGTAGTGCTCCTAATTTTGCCTCTCTTGGTCAAAAGATGTCTGCTGGCAATTTCACAGAAAAAGATTTGCGAGAGGTTTGGAATTCGCGTGCGTATGAGAAACAACCTGATAAAATCTTTGCCCAAGTTGCTTCGGAATTGAAACAATTGAAGGATTCTGGAACTATTAGTTCCGGGGTTGGTCAGGTTTCGGAAGGTCTTTCTACACTTTCTCGTATTCCAATTTTGGGAAATATGTTTACTCGTCCCGCTTGGATTTCTGCTCAGGCTTCTAATATTTTTAAGATGCTAGGTTTTTCCAAGCCCACTACACAAGGCCTTCCATGTGAATCTAAGTTGCGAGGTCAAAATCGCATGGCGAATTATGATGGCGCGGATACATCTCATAAGATGGCTTTGTCAGCTCAGAACGAGATTGAAACTAAATCTGGTTTAGCTGGTACTTCTGCTGATGAGATGGATTTGGGCCATATTTTGTCTATTCCGAATTTTTGGGATAGGTTTACATGGAATACTACTGATGTTACTTCCACTATTTTGTGGGATAATTTTGTTACTCCATTTAAGGTTAAAAATTTTTCTACTACTGTTACTGATCGATTCCGATGTACACATATGGGATATGTAGCCAATACTCATGGTTATTGGCGCGGTTCCATTGTGTATACTTTTAAGTTTGTTAAGACCCAGTTTCATTCTGGGAGATTGCGTATTTCTTTTATTCCCTTTTACTTTAATACAACAATTTCTACTGGTGTTCCTGATGTTTCGAGAACTCAGAAGGTTATTGTTGATCTTCGTACTTCTACTGAGGTTTCGTTTACCGTTCCTTACGTTTCTTCGCGTCCTTGGATGTTTTGTGTTCGACCAGAAGCTGCTTGGTTGGGTACTGATAATCAACTTATGTATAATGCTGTTACTGGTATAGTACGAGTTGAAGTATTGAACCAATTAGTTGCTGCCAATAATGTTTTTCAATCTATTGATACTATTGTTGAGGTTAGTGGTGGTCCAGATTTGACTTTTGCTGCTCCTACAGCACCGTCATATGTCCCATATGCTGGTACATTTACACTTGAAGAAACTGAAAAGGCAAAGGAAGAGCATGCAGAAGAATATGATAATAATATTCCTCAAGTTATACATCGTTCTAAACGTGATTTGGATGAGGTGGATAGGATTGTTGCTCAAATTATGGGTGAAGATGAAGCCATTCAGCGTAATGATGCTCAACATGGTGTTCATCCACAATCTATTGATACCCATACAATTGCTGCTAATTGGTCCCCTGAGGCACATTGTATTGGTGAGAAGATTGCTTCTATTCGTCAACTTATTAAGCGTTTTGGTAATATTACACAAGCTCTTTTCTTTTTGGACAATCCTTCTAACAATCTTTTGATTGCTCCTTTTTCTGTCCCAAATCCAACTAATGCTGTGGCAACTGGTAGAAATATTTCCCTGTTCGAATATTATTATTTTATTTATGGGTTTTGGCGCGGTTCAATGCGTTTTAAAACGCAATTTTCTGTTCGTACTGCTGGTGCTGTTGGCACAGTTAATACTGTTGACCGCAAGTTTAAAGGTTTTATTAATGCATTTATGTGGAGCAGTGTTCAGGATTCTTTTAACGCGTTGGTTAATCGTTTTATTGCTGGTAATGCTCCTGTTATTGGAACAGGTACTTTGCCTTCTGGTTCAAATAATATGGGGACATCTTTGCAGTATATCGATCCTAATGTGGAAGGTATTGTAGAAGTTGAGGTTCCATATTATAATATTTCCCATATTTCTCCTGCAACGACTTATGCTTTGACTGAACGTCCGGTTGAAATAGCAAATGTTCTTAAAGGACATATTCCTCCTGTTTTATTGGCTTTGTCACCACAATCCATTCCCACTCCGGGTACTGGTGTAGGTGTAAATGAACGCTTGTGGATGAATATCCAACGTGCTCCTGGAGATGATTTCTCTCTTATGTATTTAGTTGGTGTGCCACCTTTGGTTAACGTTGATCGTGCGACCATCCCTTAATTCCCTTACTAAACTTGAACTCCTTGTTTAGATAAATTTT